TAGAGAAAGACTGGTCTGCATGGATTTTAAAACAGGCAGAGCGTGGGTTGATAGAAGCCGATGGTTTGTTTGATGAATTGGGGGAAAGAATATGAGTGAAAAAAGAAAGTTTCCAATACTTGTTAAAACAGAAAAATACAACAGAAGCGCAACTAAGCGACCAAACATAATCATCAAAGTCTATGAAGAAGAACCCGAAGTGCCAATGCCACAAACGGACGAAGAATGGCACGAACATTTTATGAGCCACGATGGTTCACACATACAAGGCAAATATTCTTATGCGGTGTATCGAGAAGGTGAAGAAAATCCTTTTTACAGCGATGGACACGATATTTGGGATATTGAAGGCGCATTAGATTTAGCTTATCAAGACTTTAATGATGAGTGGGAGTGTGATGAATTGGGGGAAAGAATATGAGTCTAACTGAAGAAATACATTTTCATTGGAAAGCGTTAGTAGATGCCGATGAAACAGAGAAATATGCTTTGGGGTTAACGGAAACGGAATACCACATGGGCAAAATAATTGACCGAATACTGATTGATACAGGTCATGGAAGAATGACAATCAGACTAAAACTAGAACAGGGGGAAAAACGAGATGAATAACATAACTATTGCGCATGAAGGAACACCACACGAAACACGTTTTTACGAAGTCAAAAAGTGGTCTGTCTTTTACGTTGAAAATTACGACTCTATACATTTAAGCAAAAACGAGGGGAATCGGTGTTTTCACGAAGTCAAATACGCAAGTATCAATTTAGATGAAATGGACGCAGAGTGGGAAAACGGGTGCGTACTTAAGCCTTGCGACCAAAAAACAAACCAGAGGTTTGGCGGAGGACAATGGTATGAGTGGTGTGGTTGGTGCTTAGATGATCTATGGGACATTTATAAAACGATTGAGTTTTCTGACAAAGAAACAGAGAAAAAATACAAGGCTCTTGTGCGTAGTGATGAAGAAAAATATTGGGGACTTGATCCCGATGAAATTTTTGCAGAACTAGGGGGCTGTATCGAAACAGTAATGTATTTAAGACTTGAGAGATCAGATGATTACTACAAGTACGATATTACAAAAGATTTTGAGAAATATTTTAGTGAATATCAAGAGGGAGGCAAATGATGACAATTAATTATAGCGAAAAACTGAAAGAAGTAGTTATTGATTATGTTAATGACGAAAGATGTTCTACAGATGATGCTGAATATATCCCTATGGAAGTCGCTTTACCTAAAAAAGAATACCCAAAAGACTACAAGAAATACAAAACAGATTGGGTAAATGAAAATGATTTTTTAGTAGGGTTTGAAGATATTATTAAAATTGTTGATGAGGGGGTGTCTGATGAGCATTGTTAAGACTGATCCGAGATACTGGGATTGTGATTGTGATGAAAACTACATACACGATAAAAGCATTGAGCCTAAGTGTGCTGTATGTGGTTCCGAGCATGACGAGTGTTCCGACTCAAGACCAAATGAAATAAAACTTTTCTTTAAAGACTATAAGGAGGCAAGTGATGAGTGATTTAGTCTTTAATTCAGAGGTTTACAATGTTATTTCAGAAACAACAGGGACTCGTAAAAATGCGGTGAGAAAGTTTGTTGAAAGGCACAAATTAAACGCATACAAACTTGCAAGACACTTAGTAGAGGGCAACAGTAAGACGAGAGTGGGTTTTGTGGTTGCTTTAGTTAATGACATGAACATCTATAACTGGGAGGAAAGCGATGAGTGAAAAAGTAAATATTCCCAATGATTTGTCGGACTTTATGAAGAAAAATCCAACTGCTGATTTTAATGACTATTTAGATGAATTACTGGTACAGGCTTTTATCAAAGGTGTAGAAGAAAAGGGTAAAGACGCAGAGCCTTTTGAACTGTTTAAAAAGAAAACGATGGTTGTTAAAGAGGAGGACAATGATGAGTAATGATAAAGTGATAGAAGCGGTTGAAGAAGCGAGTATATCTGTTGCTTGTTTATTAGATGCTGTGCATGGAGAGGAACTACAAAAAGATGTCGAGCATATCCAAGATCAACTGTCTTTAATAGAAAACTTTTTTGAGGAGAAAAGCGATGAGTAATGGCGCAAAAGTTAATTTTACCTCAGACAATGGGGGAGTGGTTTATCTTGGTTTTGGTCGTGGCAACATACGGTTTGAAGTGGATCAAGAGACAGGCCAAACAAAATTTTGGAATCCTAACGAGTCGGCAAGTCCGCAAGTTAGTAATTTATTAATACAGAGAGCGAAAGCGATCTACAAAAAGCAGAAGGAGGACGCATGACAAAAATATGGCGTAAGAACGAGTGGGAACAATTAAAACTGTTTCCTGTATCAAAACAAGAACGAGAAAACGTTTTAACAGATGGCTTCAAGGTGTTTGTTTTTAGTATGTTTGATAAAAACTGTAGGGAGAGACGAGAACACGGGCAAGAAGAATACAAGAACGTGTTTCGATACTACAGAAAAAACCATGATTGGTTGCTAAACAAGTATTACAAAAAAATTGGCACGAACGAGTGAAAGAAAAATATGTTTTAACCGAGATGTCGGACGTAGAAATCTTGAGGTTACATCATTCTTTAAAAAAAGAAGAAGATGTCAGAACAAGACTAACGAACGAAATCACAGTTGAGTTGGTCAACAGGGGTTGGCGAAAAGAACAAGATGAAACATGGACGTGGAAAATCCCTGGTGATTAGTTTTTTATATAAACAAGCTCCATCATCTTCTCAAACATTTTTCTAAAATCAGCAAGGGACATAAAAGGCATTTCTTTCAGTCCTTGTTCCTTGCAGTATATTCTATAACAATCTTCCAGTTGTTTTTCTGTGTAAAGAACCACTAAAGTTCCTCAAAATCTGCTTCTTCGGCTTCGAGCAGAGGTTGATAATCCGCGAGCAACGAGTCTATTTTCTGTTTAAGTTGTTTTTCTGACAAAGACTCAAGCGTACCTGTGCGGATCTCTTTTCTTTCAACATAAATTCCCGCGGCTCGGCCTCTTTGTACTTCTGCTGAAACTGCGGCAGTCAAATTCCCTTTATCGATGGCTTGATCTCGAATCTCAGCAAGTTTTCTAATATGCCTTTCAAAAGTGACATCGTATTTTTGTTGCACTTCTCCTTGAAGTTCTTGTATATATCGAACAACCAAAGGAAACTTTCTTGGATTAGTTAGTTCTGAGGCCCGTACATGGGCGCTTGACTTGCCATAACCTGCATCTATGGCGCATTCTGTCTTAGTTTTTGTTCCGTCATTGTAAACAAACTCTCTAGCAAACCTTTTTTGCTTGTCTGTTAAATGCTTAACATTTTTACCGTCAGGATTTCCAGAACCGTTATTCATGCAGGAAATTTTAACAAGTTTTTAGCCATAGTAAACCCCATAAGAATAATCCCATACCTTGAACCCCCTGTAAAATAAGGGCAAAAATGTTAGACGTATGCAGACACTCCCATAAAAACCACTGCTGTTTACTGTGGCAAATGCGCAAAAAAGGCCTTTTTTCCTTATATTATTATACGAACCTTAGACGGTCCATATAACATTGAAACCCCTATAGGGCTTAGTTTTAGGGCAAATTACTCCGTGTTATACGGAATCTGTTCGTTGCGCGTGATAGTTATTTTTTCTGAAAAACTCAAAAATCCATCTAAGATATAATGTTTTGATGAAAAGTAGGGTATATAGGGTTTTCAGTATTATATTATATATATGTTAGACCAACTTTGGCCCGTATAACATTTTACCGATTTTGTTGTTTTGAAACCACAGAGATGAGTTTGTCCAAGTACCACCGAGCCTTGTTCAGATCCTCGATTGGTTTGCCCTTGTGTGGAAACCTCAGAAGATATTTCATTATGTTTCCAAGAAGGTACCCGACAAACCCCTGGTCCCCGGTTCGCTGTCCACTCACCACCAACTCAATGACATCAATCGCTTCCATATCGCCTTTTTTATAATGAGGTGGGTGGTTAACCATATCCTCCTTATCAGTCGTCATAGGCTTTTCCGGTCGCTTTTTCCCACTCCCAAACAGCAGAAGCCGTACAAAGATTGCTTCCTTCTTTAACACCTTTAACAAACCAGTCCGCAAATTCTCCTTTGTTTTCTTCAAACCAAGCTAAGAACTTAGGATCGGTTTTCTTTTTGTGTACCCCTTCAACATAGGGCCTCGTTGGATTTAGTTTCATACATACTCCCTTACAAAAATGGGTGTTTGTTCTCCAACATAAGCACCCACTACATTAAATTCCATGTGTTCAACCGCATCTTCAAGGCTCATGTCTCGCGTAAGCACCTGGACACAATGATCGTAACTGTAAACGGCTCGTGGTGGACCCCATTCGTTTGAAACACCCATGAACGCTTCTTCAAATCCGTCTGCAACCAACATAGCCTCACCTGCGTCCTCTAAAAACTCGGCCCAGTCAGCCAGTTTTTTTGGTCCTCGTCCGACGATACTTCTTATCTTCGACACTTTCTCTCCTTTCTTTAAAAGTTTTGTTGATGACTTTTTGAAGTCTGCCCGACTTCATCAGCTTGTGTATATCTCTTAAGAGCATTTTATTATTTTAACTCCTAAGACAACCAAAGCAAGACTGGTGACTGCTTGAAGAAAAGCCCACCCAACCTTTAAAGAAAAAAGATTATTGAAAGTCCCTAAGAGCGTAAGCAAATAAAGATCTTTCTTTAAAGTCAAAGTCGACAGATCCAGAAAAACAATTCCCAGGACCACGACGACAACACCAACCAAACTATTTACTTTCATCGATGTTTCCGTTTGGAAACGACTTCAACGCTGTTCGAATCCACTCCATTGTATCCAATATGCCGTCCACATCTTCCTTTGACACCACAACCAGTTTTGTGTCCTCGTCCACATAAACGTCGCCATACTCTCGTATGGTGGTGTTGCCAGAGTCAATTTTTTCAAGCATCTGTTCAATTAAGTTGTTGATTAAACTAGCCATTCTTTTACCTCACCTAATACTTCATTACTAATCTTCACTTTTTTTCGTAAAGAGTCCAGAATTTTTTCGTCCACGGTCCCCGGTGCAACAAGATCGACATAGGTACAATGGTTCGTCTGCCCGATCCTGTGTATACGATCCTCTGCCTGCAATCGCAGTTCCAAATCATAGCTGTTTGAATAGAAAATCATGGTGTCCGCCGCGGTCAATGTGAGTCCACGGCCCCCGGTATGTGGATTGGAGACAAAGAAACGCAAAGAGTCGTCCGCGTCTTGAAAACGATCCAACGTCTTCTCTCTGTCACTGGTGCTCGTTGGCCCGTAATAGGTCGCAACGCTGTCCTCGCCAAACTTTTCAGCAATCGCTTTTTGCAACGCCTCGATGTCGGTCTGGAACACAGCAAAAAGAATCACCTTGCCTCGCGTTTCCTCCAATAAAGAAAGCACTTCTTTGATCCGATTGTTCTTGAGCACCACGGTATTGCCGTCCGCGTCTCGTAAACTCCCTGCAACCACTTGCTGCAATCGCATCAACTGCGTCAACACACTTTGCGTACTAAACAAACTGTCCTCAATAATCATCAAGGCTTCCTTCTTCATGGTGTGATAAGCGTCTTTTTGTTCTTGCGTCAACTCCACCTCGCGCCTCATATACACCTTCTCTGGCAAATCCAGGCATTCGTCTTTGGTGTAGCGCACAGAAAAATCACTGAGTGCGCCTTGCAATTCGTCCAAGCGTTGAAAGTCCACGATTTCTTGAAAACTTCGTCCGCGTCCCAGTTGTCGCTGTTTAATCACAGCATACCTCGCGCGAAACGCATAATAACTGCTGAACCCCAAAAGATTGGGACTCAGAAAAGCGCATTGTGAGAAGAGATCCAACGGTGCCTTCGTCACAGGAAACCCTGTCAAGATTCTTTTGTATCGTGGCAATGCAGACAGCTTCAAAAGGTTCTTGGTCCGCTGTGCTTTGGGATTCTTTATGAGTGTCGATTCATCAATCGCCATCATCGCATGGTGCACATTGAGAAAATTCTCCACGAACACACAGCCTTTCTTCGTGGAAAACGCTTCCACGTTTACAGTCAGTATGTTCAACACACCGTGTGAGTCGTCCTTGACCATTTCATCGTACTTCTCTCGCCACGTTCTCGTATGATTGGGTTGCCACACCAACACTCTGCGTTCAATGTGGTCCGGTAAATGCCTCGGAATCTCCAACTTGTCCCAGTTGCGCAAGTTTCCCTTCGGCGTGACCACCACCAACGCATCGATCTTGCCTTCATCAAAAAGTATGGCAGCATTGTCCAACAAAACCTTGGACTTGCCCAAACCCATTTCCAAAAAGTACGCATATTCCTGGCGGTGCAAAGACCGTTGTAAGCTTTTCAACTGGTGCTCGTAAGGCGTTGTTTTAAAAGGATATTCTTCAAAGTTCACGTCCACCACTCCGGTTTTTCTCTGCCTTTTTCCCATGTCGCGTAGGTTTTTTCAGCGATACAGTAATTTCTATACGCTTTGACTGGATCTTCGTCCTTATATTCGTCAGGCATCGCTTGTGCAACAGGCGTCATGGCATTTAAAGGAATGTTTTGTGGCAGTTGAGACAAAAGAATATATAAGCTATCTACGCTTTTGTGTTCTTTGTCGTAACGAAAACTGTATTCATCGCCCAACGCAAGAAAGTGTCTGAGCAACCAATAATAATTTTTACTGGTTTCTCTGGCCCAGATCGAGCAAGGGTGGTTTATATAGGCTTTCTTATAAAGACCCACCTTGTCTGCGTACTCATCACCATCCAATTCTCGGTGTGCGGTGCACAACATCTGCGCGGTTTCTAAAGGCATCTTCACCAACATTTTATCGGGCTGTGCTCTTGCTGCTTGAATCGGACATTCGTCAAAATAAAATATGTTCATGGTTTCTCCCTTGTAGAACACTTTCCTGCAACCTTTGTAGAACTCGGGTTATTGTTTAATTGTCTATATCAAAATACTAAAACAGGAAAGTGCCCTTATATATGAGAAGTATAGGGAGTGGTCTTATAATGTCAAGGAAAAGTGCCCCTTTTTTAACGTTGTTTTAGGAGAGAACCAATGGCAACGTTAAAATAACGCACAGGGGCGGGAACGTTCAATTCCCATTGGTAGTCTATTGTTTGTTTGCGCTATTACTATCTACATCTTGAAGCGCGAACGCAAACAAACTAACGAGTTAGACCAACCCGCTATGAATTACGCGCTTCAAAAGA